TCTACATCGATTGATCAAGCCTTTGTGCAGATGTACAGGGACAACGTCACGTTCCTGTCTCAGCAGAAAGGCTCTCGTCTAGAGTCCACTGTCCGGCGTCAACCGGATATAGTGGGAATGAACTATTATTTTGAGCGTATTGGCGCAACTGCGGCCGTACAGAAAGTGAGTCGTGCCGCTCCGACTCCAGCAATCAGCACGCCCCATTCACGCAGGCGCGTTTCGATGGCCACGTACAATTGGGGGGACACCGTTGACAACGATGATAAGTTGAAGGTGCTGATTAATCCTGAAAGCGATTACACCATTAACGCTGCGAATGCTTTTGGTCGTCTTAAGGACGATATCATCATCGCTGGTGCTTTTGGTACTGCGCAGGCTGGTAGTGATGGTCAGACTGCTGTCGCTTTCTCGAATGCACAGATCTTGGGCGATGCTGCTCTCAATAACGATAGTACGCTTCAGCCAGGGACCAATGACGGTGGTCGCTGGTCAGTACAGCGTCTTCGTTCGGTTAAATTGAAATTTGATTTGGCCGATGTTGATCCTGATGAAGAGCGTTATGCGGCTATTTCGCCTTACGGTCTGACCCAGATGCTCTCACAGCCACAAATAACCAGCGCTGACTACAATAGCGTAAAAGCTCTGGTGGAAGGCGCAGTCGACACATTTATGGGCTTTAAGTTCATAATGTCAAACCGTCTTCCTTTAGTTGGTGGCGTCACCTTTGGTATTAGCTATCCGGCAAATGCCGGCATTGGTGTGAATACTGGAGATAGACTATCCCTTTTCTATTGTCACTCTGGGGTTGGTCTAGCGGTACAAGAAGAAGTCATCACTAAGATGGCAGAGCGAGCCGACCTGTCCTTTACCACTCAGCTTTATATGGAGATGGTAATGGGGTCAACCAGGATCGAAGAAGTGAAGGTTGTTCAGTGCGCCACGGTTGAGCCATAGGAGTAAATCATGCCTAACTATGTAAGTGATCAGATAGACTTCTACAAGGGAAACAGTTCTCTTGGAGGATTGCAAGGATCGCCGAATATGGCCCGTAACCAGGTCATTCGAGGCGGTCTTGAAATATGGCGGTTTACCTTCACAAATACTACGTCAACTAACGGCGGCACCAGCGTTGTTCTTGCTCAGAATGACACCATGGACCTGGCTTATTTGAATGTACAGACAAAATTGTACTCAATTAAGATCAGTGTTCCTGTGGCTGGTGGCGCGGGTCTGACTCTGAGTATTGGGAGAGTTGATCCGAATAACTCGTCCAACAATAGCGCAACCCGTTATGTTAATGCTCTGGATATCTCAGGGGCTACCGCTGTTGCTGCGGAACAGATGTTGTTGACTGGAGATTCGGTTGGTGTCGATAACTTGGGCGATGATTCCATAGGGAATACACCACCTCAGTTTGGTGCTGCCCCAATAGTGATCCGCGCGACTTTTGGTGGAGCGATAGCTGCGGCGGGTTTCTCGCTCTCTGGCTGGTTGATGTTTGTGCCAGGAAACCAAGGCTAGTCGATATTCTCCCGATTAGACTTGTGGCCCCTGCCAGTTCCCGAGGCTGGCAGGGGCAAAATGGAGGTGAGACGTGGGCGTAGATACTGGAGTTCAGATTTCTAGTGACCTAGACATCGTAAATATGGCCTTTCTCAAGTTGGGCCAAGATCCACTTGAAGCCTTTAGTGACGACACAGCCTCGGGTGTAGCTGCCTCGTCTCTTTACTATCACAACAGAAATATGCTTCTTCGCAAGATCCCTTGGAGTTTTGCTAAGAAGTGGGCTGCTCTCGCCAGTTTAACGGCTGCTCCATTATCCTTAGACTTCCTTTCACCAGGTGACCGTGGGACAGGAAATATCATATTCACTAACGCCTATCAACTTCCTCGGGACTGCGTGCGAGTTCATCGCTTTTCTCCTAAGCATGCCCAATGGAGAGTGGTTGGTCGCACTATTTACACTACTGCCGTCCCGCTTAGTGCCGTCCCAGGCCCATTGCTGGGTGTTCAGCCGCCACCAGCCTATTCCGAAGAAGGAAATGCCGTTACGACTACAGGATTTTCCACTGCACCTAATCCCGTTGGGATAGAGTACATAAGTAATCTCGTAAATCCTGGTCTCTATGATACCTTATTTGTGGAGGCTTTGATCAATAAGATGGCCATGGATATGGCTTTTGGGGCCAATGGTCTAGAGCAAATAGTCCAATTATCTAAGAAAGACTATCAAGATGCTCTTCTTGAGGCTGCTTATGTGAATGGGGTAGAGACTCCGGGAGATGTGCTATTCGACACTACAATTGTGGATGTTCGAATGGGATATGGGAACTCCGGTATTGACTTTAGTCAGAATGGATAATGCCGCAGACTAAGTACATACAGAATAACTTCAACGGGGGTATTCTTGCACCCCAGATGTTCGGGCGACAGGATCTTGCCCGTTATTACACGTCTATTGCTGATTGTGAAAACTTTATCCCCACGATCTTTGGCTCGGTGCACCGACGTCCTGGCCTGCGCTTCTTTGGACTGGCCCTTGGGCCCAGCAGGCTTATTCCTTTTCGATTAAATGTTGCTCACACCTATTTAATAGAGGTTGGGGATCATTTCATAAGGTTCATAAATCCTAACGGTTTGATCTTTAATGGCCCTAATCCGGTTAAGATCGCATCCCCTTGGGGAACTGCCGATAACCTGTGGCTCATTAAATTTGTTCAACAGAACGATGTGATGTATTTGGTTCATCCGAGTTTCCCCATATATCGGTTGAACCACATCACGGATACAGATTGGACACTGACGGCACCAAGTTTTGATTCTCCTGCAATAGACAGATTTAATACTGATATTTCTGGGGGCAGCGTCACTGTCCAACTGTCTGCCGTGTCGGGTAATGCTGCGATAGCTACAGCATCGGCCCTCGTCTTCATGCAAGGAGATATTGGTAAGTTACTGATCTCTGGACAAGGCGCGGGTTACATACAATCTTTGGCCGGTGCCACTGGTGGCGGGGCGTTAGGAGCCACGCTTTATCCACAGGCAGTTATTCAGATTGTAGATCCATTTGAAACAACTGGGCCATTTGCCGCAGGTAATTGGTTCTTATTTGGTTCCCCACAGTCTTATTTGTGTATTGGCACTATTGGCAATGTGGGGTCGGTCAATGGCAATAACCTTTTCTATGCCACAACCAAATTGGGTATAGGCGGATTACAACATGCCTATACTCTGTCTGATTATCCAGATGAAGCTCAGGGTGGTACTGGGAATACCCCACCTCCCCCCACCGATAGTTTCCGGCCATCAGATGTGGGCCGTTGGATAATTGGCGATGGCGCTGTAATGAAGATCGTGTCGCTGACTAATTCGGCACAGGCCGAGGTACAACTTTATTCCCCGATAAACCAGACTTTCTCGGATCTTGTTGGTAAAATAAGAGCGCTCCCCATTTCTGGTGGAGCTTGGTCTATCAATGATCCAGTGTTTACTGCAGCAAGGGGATATGCCCAAGCGATAGCGTTTTTCCAAGATCGATTGTGGCTGGGTGGCAGTAATGCTAAAGCCACCACAGCATATAGTAGTGTTACTGGAGATTATGAGAATTTTGCCCCTGGATCACTAGACGATCAGGCTATGATCTTCACGGAGAATAGTGGCCAGTTTGATAATATCCTGTGGATGGAGCCATTTCAGGGGCAATTGGTTACGGGGAATCTTCAGAGTGAGTGGGCTATTGGCTCAGGAGGATTTGGTAGTAATGGCTCAGCAGTTACTCCCACTAATATCAATACTCTTGTCCAGTCTCTCTTTGGCTCTTCTGTTGTCCAGGCTATCTTAGTAGAGAACCAGTTACTGTATGTCCAGCGGGCATTGACTAAGATTTTTGAGTTTTCTTTTAGTATTTACCAATCTGTCTTCTCTAGCAAAGACTTGACGACATTTGCTGCTGTGTTAGATCCTTCTGGCTTTAAGGAGATGATCTATCAGCAAACCCCCGATCGTATAGTTTGGTTCACCACTAATGATGGTGTATTGTACGGACTAACATATAAGCGTGATGATGATGTGTGGGGTTGGCATCGGCACATAACGGGGACTCCTGGAGCAGGCGCTGGTGGTGGAGGTGGCGGCGGTGGACCAATACCTCCAGGGGCAGTTCAAAAGTTAATTGCTTCTGGGGCTAATAATCTAATTCTTACTTCTGATGATGGCGGACAGACTTGGACATCTCGTCACGCTGATGACGCGAGCACCAATAATCTGACAATTGGTGCATGGGATGGCAAGCATGCCTATGTGTTATGTGGTGGGGATAATTCTACTGCGGATGGTCTTTGGGCCTCAGTTAATGACGGTGTTACTTGGGCTAAAGTCACAACTCCTGCGGGCATGAAATTTGGCCTTCCTGAGAATCTTGGACAGTTAACTGATATTCTCAGGACGCTTACTCATGATGGAAAACAGTTTATCTGTGTTGGATGGCTCACACCAATTGCTGGGTATTCTCAGGGCATAGTTGGAACTTCTGTAGATGCTGTTACTTGGAATTTTAGAAATCTTGGTCCAATGGGCAGTGGGGCGCATTCAGGCCGATTTATCGGAGTGGCGTCTAATGGCACGCGGTGTGTCGCTCTTGAATGGAATTCTGATATTGCTGGGCCAGGCCCTAATAGTAATCAGCCAAGTTCCTTTTGGACTTCTGTCGATTTAACTAATTGGTCAGTTGTATTCACATCAACTATTGAGGATCAATATGCGTGGATAGGAGCAAATCCAAAGGGCGGTTTTTTGGTACTTGCTGCTAATCAAAACGCAACGTTCACCCCGAATACCAGAACAGCTTATGCAGCGTCTTCTTCAGATGGCCTCGCTTGGAAAGAGACGTCAAGTGGGGTTGTTGTTAATTTTGAACGTCGTCAGTCAATGTGGGATGTGCTGACTAGTCAGTGGATAGTTTCTGGGTTTGATGATAGTCTTGATATACCAACAGGCACTTCTCGGGTTGTCATAAGAACTTCTCCTGATGGGTTTATGTGGACGACGCGTTTGGATCTTGGCTTTGGTTCTCTTGTCGGAAACAGTCAATTTTGTGGCACAGTATTGCGCGGATTAAACGGGAATTTATATGCTTGGCTGGATTCTGGGACTGGCGATCCAGGTAATCCTCCATATACAGGAAATGGTCAGCCTTGGGTTTCTGCCGATGGCGGTATGAATTGGACTTCTGTTTCAGACCCAATACCGGAAACGCAACCTGGGCACCTCATTTTTAATGGTACAAAATTTGTCTCTCTAAATATTACTGCGAACCCCACTTTTGTTAATGATAACTTTTTAGCTGTGAGTGGAGATGCTTCTACTTGGGCCAATAAATTTGATGATACAAATTTTGATCTAATTACAGTGCAGCAGTTTGTCGCGGATAATCAGGCCAGTTTGCCTGAAGGTCCACCGACGACTGGTGGTGTAGCAGATGCCATCTTGAGCATAGGAGTAATGACTTCTTCTAATGGTCTCAGTGATGATCTTTGGGCCATAGTCGGTCGAGGTAGTCTTGGCTTTTTCCTCGAGAAGTTTGACCCAACGCTTAATACTGATGCAGCTACAGAAACTGATCTTGGGGCTAAATTTGGTGGTGTTGGCGGATTTGGCTATTTGGCGGGTCGTACCATTTCCATTAAAGGAGATGGAGCTTACTTTGGGGATTTCTTGGTTCCAACCAGTGGGGAGATTACTTTTCAGCGAGGATTTACGGCCCAGGTGGTCGAAGGCGGCATCCCGTATGATTCAACCCTGACCTCATTACCAATTGAAGTTAAGGGAGGCAGCAATAACCAGGGCTATCTAAAACGATTCAGTAAACTGTGGGTTCGAGTGTTGAATACTGTTGGCTTAAAGGTGAATGGTCAACATATAAACTTTAGAAAGCCCAGTATGAAGATGGACACGGCAGTTCCTGCACAAACTTTGGACGTGTCTGTAAAGGACTTAGGATCTAAGCGCGTTTTGACTTGGGAAATTATACAAGACCAACCGTTCTCTGCCGAAGTATTGGCTGTGTTTGGAGATTTGGAAATTGGCGAGAATTGAGGCATATCAGTTAGGAGACTGGGAAAAAGTAGAGCCAAGAGAATTGGAGAAGGAAGGGCTGCGTTATGCCCCTAATCTTGAAGATTATATCCTACAAGGACCGGCCTTTACCATCTGGAATAATGACACGGCAGTCTTGTGTGGAGGAATACGCATACGGCCAGATAAGGGTGGGGAAGCATGGCTTTTCTGTAGTTATTGGATTGAGTCTCATATGATGGTGGCTCGACTAGTGAAGCATTTTATGGCGGCTATTGTCAAAGACTTTGAGCTACCTTGGGTACAGATAATAGCCAATACTAATTATCCAAAAACTATGCGCTGGCTTTCTTGGTTGGGTTTTTCTGTAGACCGTAGAGTAGAAGGTTTCCCCCAGTACCTCATCTATAAGAGGACGAAATGGGCATAGAAACAGCATTACTTGTGGCCGCTGTCGGCAGTGCTGCTGTGAGCGCGGCGGGCCAAGTCAAGCAAGGATTGGATACCAAACAAGCAGACTTATACCAGGGAAGAGAGTTAACAACACAAGGGGAACTCGAGAAACAGGCTGCTGGGGCTAAGATATCTGATCAAGATTATGCGGCAGTACAAACTATGGGTCGGATAAGTGCTAACGCCGGTGCAGCTGGGGTAACTCCTGGCGGCTCGGTGGCTTTGGCTAAAACTAACTCTGGCCAAGAAGCGCAGATAAATGACATGTACACCCGTTATTCGGGAAATCTCGCCGCGATGAAGGACGTGTATGCAGCGCGCCAGTTAAAGTTCCAAGGTGGACAGGCTGCCATGAGTGGAATTGTTGGCGGCGCTACAACACTTACATCGGCGATTACTGATGCTTATTACAAATACAAGTATGGCCTCGGGAGTAAGGGCACCCCTGTTGCTGGAGGTAATTTGGCATAATGCCTGAGTTGCCGCAAATAGGACAGAATGCTCAGGTAAATCCTCCTGGTATTGTACCAGTTGAGCCAAGTAAATCTGGCTCAGAAATGGCGGAAACTGGCGCAAAGGTAAGTGCCAAAGCTAATGAACTGCTTAATCAAGCAATAACTATTAGGCGATATCAGCAATTTCATGGTGCTGATGCCGATTTCATTACTGGCTCAGCGGCACTAGAAGATCAATCTCGAGCCATAACTGATCCGCAACAGCGTAAAGATTTCATCATGAACGGGGCTAAAACTCTTCAGCAGCAAATAGTCCAGAAATATCCTGGGGCTGGAGTCGAGTTAGGACCGCAACTTGCTACAAGAATGAGCGAGTTACAGTATAGAGCAACAATGGCTGCTGTGGCTCAGACTCATGAGAATACTGTGGCGGGTTTGACGACAGGTATGAAACAGACAGCGGTAGCTTTTGCCTCTGCTAAAGATGATCGGGATGCTGCCCAGATAATGGACAGCTATAACTCCACCGTTGACATCGCTCTTAAGCATGGGGCTATCTCGCTGGGTGATGCTGCCAAGTATAAGTACGAAGCCAAATACGCTGGACAGATGGCCGTATGGGGTAAACAAGTAAGCACTGATCCGTTAGGAGCAATCGGTATTCCACTAGAAAAGAGCGGGCTTAATGCCGAGGATTATTTTACGTGGCAATCTCGTGCGCAACGTGAGATAAACCGTCAGAATGATACCGCTGAAGATTTACACAGAGGTATGGCTAACAAAGCAGGATTGGCGGTTCTTACGGGTACAGCCAGTGATGCGGATGTAACAGAGGGAAACAGAAGAGGCCTCGTGTCTAATCAACTTTATGAGTATCATTTTGGCCATAAGCCATTTGATGCTGGCGCAGCCAATCATGCCATTGCCAGTTTAGATGCGATGCCTGTCGAGGGACGAAGTACAAATAGCCTGGACCATTTCTGGGCCAACTATAAGTTGACTGTGGCGCCATATACTGATTCGGCTACTAATTCTGCTGTAGAGGCTAAGTACAAGGTGGAGCGTGAAGAGGCCGCTACCGATGAGGGGAAGTTAAAGAACACGCTTATTGCTAATTCTAAATCTATTTTAGAAAAGAATCACCCAGATGCCACAGGGTTTTTGCCTGATCCTGAGGAAAAACGAAAATTGCAGGAAGAGACTGCAGTCAACATAGCAGCGATACGAGGAGCAAAAACTATACCTGAAGCACATAAAGTGTATGATGATTTGATTAAGAAATACGGGAATCCTAATAAACTGTCTGACAAAACTATAGACGCTATTAAGAACTGGAAACCATAATGGGCGGCGGAATACCAGAAGCAACAAAGAACCTCAACCCGTTGACACAGATCAGCGACGCTAAGGATCGTGCCGAGGGTGCAGTTACGTCAGCCGTTGGCTCAGTTGAGGGTGCTGTCACATCAGCAGCTGGATCAGTTGCTGATGCCATTGCTCCAGCGGCCAAGACCACCCCACCCGTTCCTGTTTCTTCTCCCGAAAATGCTACTGGCCCAGCGTCCAAGGCTCCGGAGCCAGAAGCAGCACCCGCATGGACACATGGTGATCTTTCTGGCGCAGTATTGACCAATCAGCCTTCTGACTTTGGCATGGACTCCGAGTTTATGGCTAAGATGCAAAGGACGAAGGATTTATCTAAAAAGATTGGTGCCCTGCAAGCCATGTCCCCAGTGGCTAGGGCCGAGGCACTACAGGGATCGGGCCTTAGCCAAGATAATGTAAATAAGATACAACAAGAATTAGGCGGTGCATTAAAGCAACAGCAACAGACCGAACAGCAAGCAGGTGAGAAGGCTGGTGAAACTGCTACTAAAGAAGAAAAAGAAGCTGGTGAGCTGGAACCTGTGGCGAAGACTCTCAGCACTATCGGGGGCTATGGCGTTGTTGCTGCTGCTGGGATTACTGCTGCTCCTGCTGTCACTACGGGTGTGGTGGCAGCTGAAATAGCCAAAGCCTCCATGCTGTTTAAGATGGCCGATCTCACCACAGATGGGGCTGAGGCTGTGGTGTCCAAGGTCTTCCCCAACGCTGGATGGAAGACAAAAGCGGCCGTAAGTTTGGTTGGTGGCCTGGCTGGATTTGCCATTGGTGGCAAGGCATTAAATCAAGTCCCGTTCCTGCGTACTGCGGCCGAAATGCCCGAAGTTAAGGCCGCTATGGAAGATACGCAGCACACTATGTCCGATCCTGTGGGCCTAAAGCATGTAGAACCCGAGGTGATGGAGGGGCCAGCGACAGCTAGTGAATCGGCCAAGAAGGTTGGGCCAGCCTTGACAGAAAAGGAGTCCTCTGATTGGACTGGAAATGCTGACTTGGCCAAAGCTGCGGCGACAGGAAAAATAAAGCCTGGAGTGCCATATAATGGCTCTACTCTTAGTGAAGAGGAGATAGCTAAGTATAAGGATCTTCATACCAAGGTTGCTTCAGCAGCGTCGTCTGGTGAGATTTCTAATGAAGGGAACCCACTGTATCGCGGTGAAAAATATGATACTGATGCCCAGGTACTGGACAGGTTTAAGCCTGGAGCAATAATTACACATAAAGAAATAACGAGTGCAGCTTTTGATAAAGAAGTGGCTAATGAATATGCTACACATGAAGCTAATGAAAAGCCTGTGGGTATTGTTCTTAATTATACAAGCAAGAATGGGGCTCATAAGGGAGTAGAAATTGGGGAAGGAACTGGGGAATATGCTCTTCCTGAAGGAGGATCTTATAAGGTTTCTGGTCCACCTGTAAAAGATAAAGACGGAGTCTGGAATGTTAATCTGGAGGCTGAAGCAAAACCAACAATTTCAAAAGATGCGGAGCAAGAAGAATCTGTAGCAAGTTTAAATACCGCAAAAAACATGGGTCTTCGAGTGGCGGTAAGAGATATCTCAACTGATAAAGTTTACCCTGGAGCGTTAGGAGAAACTCACGCAGATCCTATTGAGAGAGTGGAGAAAGAACAAGGCCGCGTGGGAGATTTTGAGGCTGGGTATGTGGATTCTAAGGGAAAATACTATACTAGAGAGGAGGCATCTGCTGCAATTGGTCGTCCTTATAGCGAGGATACGGAACCAGATAATAGTAGAGTGCCTTTACGTGGAGAAGAATTATACGCAGAAAAAGCATCTACAGAAACTGCTGCTCCTCAAACCTTAGAAGAGAAAGCCGCCGCAGGAATTCAGAAAGCAGGGCTGCCGGTCAAATTGGTCAGCGCCGAGGCTAGAGCGAACAGGCTACTTAAGCTGAGGAATACGGCCGAAGCGCAAGAGCCTGCGGCCGAAGGAAAAGACACACAAGCCCTCAATTTCTTTACTGGTAAAGAGTGGGATAAGGCCAGTGTAGAATCTGCTAAAAATCAGGGCATTGATATTGGTGTTGATGAAGTTGATAGAACTGAAGGCGCTGGTAGCATAAATACTGCTCTTAGGGGAGGAAAAGATCTGGCGCCAGTTCAACAGCGTGTTGTAGATGCTGTAGATGACCACATCAATAGTACAAAACCACTAAAAGAAGACACAGTCTTTTATCGCGGCATTGCTGCTTCTGAACATGCACCAACAGGTTCTCCGGAAAAGGGCTATACTTTTCTCACTAAAAATGAAGAAGAAGCCAAAAGTTATGCTGATCCTGATAATTCCAAGGCCACTTTTGGCGAAGAAATAATTCCTCCGCAAAAGATTACTGTTTTGGCTGGAAGCCGTGTGGGAAATCTTACAGCGCACACTAATGGAGAAGATGAATGGGTGCTGCCGAGAGGATCTACGATAAAGAAGACCGGCGATAATGAATATACTGTAGATAATACAGATATAGCGCCAATAGCTAAAGGGGATATTTTAGAGAAAAGGCCTGCTGTCGAAGAAGGAAAGAATAACCCCGCTGTATCTAAACTTACCAGCACAGTAGCTAATGCTTCACCGGACGAAAGCCAGATAAAAGAGCCAATGAAGCAGGGCGGGGACAGTATAGTCCAAGCCGCCAAGGACTCTCGGGTCTATGCTCTGGGACAAACGGCTAAGGACATAGGAATAGAAGAGAATGAACCTGTCGTAAATAAGGCCATTAACCGAAACCCCAGCACACCATTGACTGACGGCGAAAAGACCGATTATCAGGGGGCTAAGGATACTTCAATAACCAATATAGCCAAGTTGAGCGCTGAGCACATCAAGGCGGCAGCTGCTGACGATGGCAATCGTGTGTCGCTTATAGGGGATCTCTTTACCCATGAGTCGGCTAAACTTAACCATTTGGATAAGGCTCTGGGCCTAGGCGGTAATGTCGACGTAGCCACTCAAACAGCTAAGACCGCGGTGCAGAGTAGCGATTTGCTTACGACTATTGGCTCTCAGCAAGGGACGCCAGCAACGAGACTAGCCAAAACGGCTAAGATTATGGACTGGCACCACTATATGGATCCAGCCAACGTGGCTGTTTCTGCTGCATTGTTTAATCCTCACCTGTGGCTGGCCAAGGCAGCTACTGACCTAGCATGGCTGCCTTATAACAATATTGTCAAAGGCCTAGCCCATGTGGCTAGTTTCCATCCCCAAGATGCCTTTACTATTTGGGGCGCGGCCATGAAGGGTGCTCGTGATGCCGTGGGCGATGCCACTATATATGGGGCAAAATCTTATGCCACGGGAGAACGGGTGGCCGAGAAAGAACTGGGGATGCTAAAGGCACCCGAGAATACTTCGACCGTATTTGGCGAAGATTACGAGACTAATCCTGGGCAGGCTATTCAGGGAACGGCCAGTGCTTTCAACCCCGCTAATATGGCAAAATTAAAGAACCTGGCTGGAATGACACTTAATGCTGGACCACGAGTGATATTAGCCGAAGACCAATTTGCCAAGACCTTTGCCCAACGCGCCGCTATTCGCACAGCAGCCACTGTTAAAGGGTTGCAGGATGCTGATGCCCAAGGCATAGGTTTTATGGACCGCGCTACTTTTGCTAAGGCGCAGGCTGAAAAGTACATTAATGATCAGCCAGAATGGTTGACAAAAGCGGCTAACAATGAAACATACCAGCTAACCTTCACTAGCGACAATAATGCAGCTAAAGCGGTACAGGATGTGCTGAGCAAAGGAGTCATCCCAGCTACCGCATACACCCCAGAGTTTCATTGGGGCCGGTTGCTTGGCGGTCTGTTTGTCAAGACCCCGTTCAATTTGATGAAACAGGCGTTTATTAATAGCCCCATGGCTCTAGCTATGAAGGAAAGTGCAGGTTGGACAGGAGATTTTGAATCTAAACGGCTAGCCGCAACTAAAATGGCCGTTGGCTCTTCTATTATGTCAGGTATCTTTCTTGCGGCTGGTAGCCATTTAATCACTGGAGATGGCCCAGTGGATCCAAATCAAGCCCGTATGCGTAAAGAGATGGGCATACCGGATAGGTCTATCGGGGCATTTGGACACTATGTCAGTTACGAAGGCCTGGGCCCATTAAGTAATATGATAGCATTGGGGGCTAATGCGGCGGAGAGTTACCACGCGGCTACACCAGAGAATAAGGGCGCATACGTGGCTCACGTGGCTACGGCATTTGCTCGACTCGTAGATCATTTGCCTTTGATGCATCAAGTAGGCTATCTAGAACAGGCTATTCAGTCAGCAGGCAGGGGCGATTTTAAAGATATGGAAGGCCGACTGGCCGACTCTATGAGCACAGGGATCAGGCCTGAGATACTGAAGCAAATATCCGAGTCTTTGGACCCCACGATAAAACAATCCAACACGGCCATACAGCGGTTGGCCCAGGACAACCCTTATACAAGAGCAGGCGTTCCACTGAAGAGAGATCATTGGGGCTACCCGCAATATGTGCCCCCTGGCTATGAACACGATGAAGTGCCACCTAGCCCATTGGAGGCGGCACTATACCTCTTTAACCCGTTCCATCTTTCTACGATAAATAAGCCTGATCCTGTAGATGTAGAAAGGATGCGCGTGGGCGCTAACGACCGTAATGTTCCCGAAATGTTTATCGGCGGCGCTGGGCCGCAAGGCATTACGTCCGATGCCAACAGCCCCAAGGTGGGAGTCGCATATCACCCAACAGATGTCGTAGAAGCTGCCAGACTACACGACCGTCTCTCCGTTCTAGCTGGGCATGAGTTAACGATAGGCGGAGTTAATCAGCATGATGCCATGCAGAATGAGATGAATAAAGATTATTATAAAGGCCACACTGAATATTGGCAGGCCGACAAGTTGGACAAGATAAGCCTTCAATATTTGGAGCACGCTAGAATTCAGCTTATGAAAGAGAATCCTGATCTTCGTGACCGAGTACGTGATCGTCAGGGCCAGCGTAGAGAAGAAATGAGTGGTGGTCATGCGACGATAGGAGCGCCATAATGGTAACTGGCATTCAGTTCTTTATAAAGTACAATACGGATGGAATTACGACAGTATTTCCTTACCCATATTACTTGTTCCAGTTCTCTGACTTAATTGTCTGGTACACGGATGCCAACAATAACTCTAAACAGTTGGTGCTTAATGCAGATTACACTTTGGCAGGTACAGCAGATGAATATGGCGCTTATCCTGAGGGTGTTGATATTACTCTTGCTCCTGTATTACCAGGTGGCGGTGGGAGTTTATTTGTTACACGTGGTACGCAGAAGACACAATTGGTTCACTATATAGACGATGACTCTTTTCCGGCCAATGTACTTGAGCATGCGTTGGATAAATTGACCCTGATCGCTCAGGAACAGACGCTTTTCTTAGGACTAGCGCCTGGTCCTCCAGTATCTAACGGCACATTTCCTGGCCAATGGTATCAAAGCACTAATCCTGCTTCCGGTAACTTTGGTTGGGTATGGTCAGGAACCGTGTGGCTTCCTTGGGGAGATGTGAGTCTATGAAGATAATCTTTACAGTAATCTTCTCGCTAATCTTGGTAGGAGTTGCTCATGCAACAGCGACGCCGACGCCTTCGGCCAGTCCCACAGGTACTGCAACCGCAACGGCTACATCAACGTCTACGGCCACATCGACTGCCACCGCCACGGCTACGGCAACGTCTACTGCACTTGCTACGCCAACAGCAACTGCGACAGCTACTGCCACTGCAACAGTTACTTTTACAGCAACGGCAACGGCGACTCCTACCAGCACAGCGACTGCGACAGCAACTCAAACGGCCACGCCTATTCCTGCGTATCCTATGCGTGAACAGGCGCTGAGTTACACGTCCTGCCCTAATGGCTGTGCAACGCCAGGAGTACAATTTAATGGGTTGACCGATTCATCTCGTTATGGGCCTTCTCAATTAGTGGGTACAATGTTATATTGCGGAAATTGTAACGGTTCGCAAGATGGGGCTGCACGAGGGGCCGCTTGCGTAGGAACAGGAACAGGATCATGGGCAATGAAAAAACCAGGAGGATGGGTATGCGGTCTCTAATATTCACAATAGTGTTCTCATTATTGTTGGTTGGGGCCGCTTCGGCAACTCCTACACCAACATCGTCGCCTACAGCGACAGCGACAGAGAGCCCAACGGCCACAGCAACATCTACTGCTACGGCCACTTCTACTGCAACCGCGACAGCCACCAGCACAGCTACGGCGACTAGTACGGCCACAGCGACCGCTACTGCAACGGCTACGAGTACTGCTACAGCTACGGCAACGAGTACGGCGACGGCTACCCCTACGGCTACACCCACATACGCTCCAGGAGGGCCGGCACACTTTGCCTTTACGCCAGTGAGTTGTCCAACTGCAGCCACAACCGCTATCCCCGCTTCCACGCCTGTACCTAATACGGGGGATTGGCTGTATAACAGAATATGTGTGCGATGCGATAATCATGATGCCACAAATGCGGTTCGTCTTGGTGACGTGGGTCATACGTCGCCCACTCGTGGTTCTCGTGTACTTGCTGGACAGAGCATCACTTTTTGTGATCCCCAAGTAATCATGTGCTCTGGTGAAACGGCAACGGTGGAAATAGGATGTATGGAAAGTACAAAGCAATAATGTTGCTATTGTTATTGATAGCTACTCCAACTCCAACGAGTACGCCAGCGTGTGGCACAGAAGCGGAGCGTGTGGCATGTCCATATTGTTGTCAATGAAGCGCATAGCCACGGTCCTAGCTCTCCTCGTGCTGCTGTTGCCGACGCTGGCGCGGGCGCAGCTTGCCATCGACGGGCCGCAGACCGTTGCTCACTTTCCGTGCAGCGCGCAGACGCCGAGCGGGTCTGTTACGACTTGTTCCGCAGGAACGCCCGCAGCGGGCAACAAACTAGGTGTCATTCTGGGAACTGCGGGCACGACGATCACAGCGACCGTCACGAGCAATAATCCTAGTGCTGGTACAGCTTGCACGAAACGGACACCAGCGAATATCGGCCAAAATCCCGATACCGAAATCTGGGAGTGCCCTGTCGTCAACACCGCCGCGACCACAGTTACGATTACGCTATCGTCAGGAAATGGGCTTACATCGCTAGAGGTTGTCGAGTTCAGCGGTGCGGGCACCTTCGATGTGGCGGGAGTTATCAAAAACGCTTCGCTAGCGCAGGCAGGCTCGGGCACTACCGGAAATACGACGGTTCAAACCGATTACTGTCTCGCGGGTCTTGCGACTGCCAGCACCGTCGCAAAGACTCCGACTGCCGGACCGGGCGGCAATTCCAATACGAACATATCACCTGTGCCCCGTAACTGGGTTAGCCTCGATAACATGACGGCTGCTGGACCGTCGCTGTTTACCGCGAGCACGATCACGGTTGTATCGGGGACGGGCAAGCTAGCGACGTGGAGCTATACAGGTAACACGCAGACGACCGGCGTGACGGCCTGCTGGAAGGCAGATACGCAGGCTCCTGGCACGCCGACTGGATCACCAACGAGTGGGGCGTTTACCTCAACCTCGACCATTACTCCTACACTAGCGAGCAGCACTTCTACAGATTGTGAATACGTGATCATCTCGATAGGCAACACAACTCCTGTTACTGGTTCTGGGTTCACGTTGGCAGAGCAAACAAACGGAAGTGTCAGCGGCTCATGTCAAGCTCTCATCGGCTTATATTCTGGCATCAACACAACAACACCTACGCTAACAGCAGGGATCCTCAGTACCGGTGTATGGGCATCCGGTGCAATAAAAGGTTTGAATGGGTGTCAGGTAGACGGCACCGCAGGGGGAGCGCCTTGGAGCGCATCTACGACGGCAAGTGCGCCGAGTCAGCTAACAACAAGTCTTGATTCTCTGCTAACTGCATTTTGTGATCTTACTAATAGTACCTTTAGTAACTTCACACCTTTTAATTCGGCTTCTGTTACGTCGATCAACAACGCTAGCGGATCACTTGCCGGAGATTTATATCCGATAACAGGGGGTGGCACACCGACTGCACCGACAGCGCAAGCGACGATAAGCCTCAGTACTGCGGGGGAAGGATTATCGATTCCGTTTCTTGGTGGAAATACGGTGAGTGCCACGCCAACACCGACCGCGACGGCGACCGCGACTGCGACTGCGACCGCGACCGCGACCGCGACCGCGACAGCGACGGCAACCAGCACGGCCACTGCGTCGCCTACAGCAACGGCTACCCCGACTGCGACCTTCACCGGCACGCCTGCTCCGTCATCGACAGGGACAGCATCGCCCACAGCGACCCCGACGAGCACGGGAACTGCGACGAGTACGGCAACTGCGACCTCAACGGCAACATCGACGGCGACTGCTACCACTACGAGTACGGCAACCAGCACGAGCGGGGCAACGAGTACCGCAACGGCAACAGCGACTTCTACACCTTCTGAAACAGATCAACCACTGCCATGTCCTCCAACAGTTAGCGGCAACATAGTGGGGCACACAAGATCCTTTAGTGCTTGTGCTAAATCAGGGTGGATAAACTAGATGACTAGTCATATAACAACAGCTAAAGTGTTGGTGATCTTTGTGAAAAGCCTCATCGCTGCCGCAGTTGGGGCTGTGGTAAGTGTTCCTATCGCACAAGAGTTTAATTGGAACATTTTAATCACAGCAATTGTGGCAGCTGGTGTGTCGTCTACCATTTCGGCGATAGCCTCTGTTTTAGTAGCTGTATATCTAAGACGACCAATGGATGAGATGAACCGAAAGCAAGATGACACGCATATTATGCTCAATAGCCAAAAGACTGCGCTAGAAGAATTGCAAAGAAAAGACGCGAAGCGAGCAAATAAGGCCGAGGGTGAATTAAAAGGAATCTCAGAAAACCGTAAGGATAAGGAGAAGTAAGATGGGCGAAGTAATTATTTGTTTACTTAACATGGTATTGTGGGCTGGTGTCATCTTATTCGCGTTATGGTTATTGACACTAATCCTAAGTCCCTTCTTTCCAGGGATAAGCGTCTTTAATCCATTCAGCGCTTGGCCAGGAGCAGCACCTCCAGCGCCACGTCCGGCTGTATTTAGCGCATTATTGATGTTCATAGGAGTTGTGCTGTTGCTGAACTTTATTTTATGCGCTTTCTTCAAAACCACATTTCTTCCTCTTATTTGGTCAGGTCGGTAAGATGAGTGAACCTATAGTAGAAAAGACCACGACTGAGAAGGCCTCAGGCGAAGCGGCTCTGGCGCAGCCCCCCGCTCCTGCCCCTGCGGCTGATGACAAAATTCGTGGCCATTTGGCTGTGGTCTCTACCTTGGTGTATGGGATTTTTATATCTTTGCTAATATACCTCTTGGTATTTCACTCAGATAAAATCTCTTCTGTAGTAGCCACGCTTATTGGAACAATTCTTGGCTCTCAGTCCAGTAATATCAGTTCTGTGTTCCAATATTACTACGGTTCGTCAAGCGGCAGTACTGCCAAGGACAAACGACCATGAGTTTACCTAGCGACGCTTTCTTTCAGTTAGTAGGTACTCGTTGGAAATTGGCCAAGGCTATTTGCATTCGTGAATCTGCCGGCAACGCTACAGCTGTTGGCGATAATGGGGATGCCCAGGGCATGTTCCAATTGCATGCAGCCTTCGCCACAGACTATGTTGTACCAACCAAAGATGTTATATTGGTGCTGCTGCGCGGGGAACCTTTTGCTAGTATCAATATTATGCGCAGTTTCATAGGATTGTGCGGAACAAGTATGCCCGATAAAGACGTGATTGGGACCTTTCATGATGGGCATAACGGGTGGGCTGAACGTGGTGATAAAGATGGATATGTGGCCGAAGTACTTTCTATTTTAAGAGGGTTGTAATATGATAGGAAAGTAAAAGATCAAACAGGAGTTACTAGAATTCGGAAGTTCGTCTGGTTCAACCGCGAAGTCCGCCGCAGCGAGGGATAAAGTATGATGTTCAAACTTGGTCGCAAACCGCCAACCTACAATCCGAAAATGTTACATTTTGCAAAGTACCTCAATCGGTCAACTGTGCCAATAACGGTTCCATTGGACGTGAGCGTAACCGCGAAAGGACCGCTGGCTTTTGTCAATATAGCGGTCATGGCGAACGGTCCTGACCCGCTCGCTCCGCCACAGATTGCGGCATCGGGCGTCGGCGATTGCGTCTTTGCTGCTGCTGTGCGCCGCGCGGCGCTCGCAGGGATGAGCGTCGGCAAGCAGTTATGGACCTCCGAACAAGATATGGTAAACGCTGCGCTTAAAGCATACGCGGAATGTACTGGTTGGGATGTGAATAATTCCAATGCTACCGACCAGGGAACGGACCCAACTGCGGCGTGGAAGTATCTAACGGCTACTGGCTTGCGCTGCTCGGATGGCTCGTATGATAAAATCGGCGCCGCCATCAGCGTCAATCCGAAGGACATCGAAGAATTTCTCATCGCCTTTAATCTGTCGGGTGGGAACATTTCGATTGGTGTTCACTTTCCACAAGCATGGGAGAGCGCTCCCGTTTGGGACGACACAACGTCGCCGATTGTCGGCGGGCACGAAATACCAGTTTTCTCTGACCTGAAAGTTGGCTCAAACGGTTCGATTGTCATCAACACTTGGGGTGGTTCGCGCATCATGACGGCTGCGGCGCTTGCGAGGTTCTGCGACCAGGCGACGGCGATAATCAGCCCTAGCGCCGTCGGACCAGGTAAAACAAGCGTCTCCGGTTTTGACGCTGAACAAATGGCTGCCGACATCGCGGCAACACAAGGAGCGTAGTAATGAAGCGATTATTTTTGGCTTTTCTCGTTGTGTCGGCGATTGCTTGCGGCACGAATCCGCCGGCCCCGATTCCGTCGCCGGTTCCGGCGTCTAGTACGCCAGTCGTTACGGCGGCTCCTACGGTCGTGGCAACACCAACTGTTTCTGCGTCGCCGACACCGACGCCAGTATTCGACCTAACTCGGTGTCTCACGAAGGCTCAAACCGATTGCGCGCAGGCTTGCCTCAGAACGAACCCGTGTATGTTGTCTTGTTTAACTGTTCGTAAAAACACTTGCAACCAGTTGCATTGTTACGGATGTGGAGTGCAGTGAAGTGGTTAGGGTTTGTAATAATCGTGCTATTCGTTCCTAAAATTGCGTTGAGGAGGTAGTATGAAGAAGTATATCCTATTCGTCTTGTTAGCCATTCTCGCCGGTGGATGCGCGACCGTTCACCTTACACAGAACTGTCCAATGGGCAGTACCGGCGTCGGATTTGCGTTAAGCGGTTCAACCGTTGGCAACACCGCTATATCCATGCTAGGAGGCGTGGCAACAAAGGCTGGATTTTTGATGGCACAAGGTCCAACACCATCAAATCAAGCATCAATGGATTACACGTATGTTCCGATTTTTGGCTCGGATTCTGGGACGCTGAACTGTGTTATTCCTCCAACACAAACTGTAGTTGTTACTTCACCACCAGCGTCTGTGATACACCCATAAATGGTGATGTTTAGTGAAGCAGAGGTACATGATGGATGAACAATGGCACAGAGATGACCAAGAGTGGCGGAAGCGGATAGAGGATAAACTCGACACGGTAATCTCGTTAATCACAGAGGAGGATGTGCAAAAGCTAAAGGATCTTAGATTGAAACTAAAGGCCAGTGGTGACAACCTCGCGGCTGCGGTCGCGACTCAACAAGGAAAGGAGTAAGAGAATGGCAGCAATTGATGATGAACTTACCGCATTAGCGGCACAGGTCACGGCTAATGACGACACCGAGGACTCGGCTACCATAGTGATCAATGGTATAGCAGCTAAGATTGCCGCGGCAGTAGCAGCGGCCACAGCAGCGGGTGCCACTCCTGCACAATTGGCCCAGATTACTGCTCTTCAGGCATCTTTGAAGAGCCACGCTGATCCATTGGCTGCAGCTGTAGTAGCCAATCCAGCATAGATCAAATAAGCCTCGTAGCCGGTCGGCCTAAAAACCGTAGGTTACGGGGCTTTTTCTTATTTAAAACAAGCGTGTGCAGCCTTGCTGCAAGGTTTTTAAGGGCGGGCGTAGGTACTAACCTAGGGGCGTTTTATCGAGCCTTTAGGGAGG